CCACCACGTTGAACGCGCCGCCCGCGATGGCCGTGTTCGACCCGAAGCCGCCCACCGCGACGTTCTGCAGCGCGCTGTACGAGGCGATGGTGGAGTTCGCCGTGTTGTTCGACTGGGTGACCCCCAGCCGGTAGCCGAAGTACCCCTGCGCCACGCTGGTGATAGGCCCGGCGAAGATCGCCGCCCACTTCAGCGCGCGGTCTTCCTGACTCTCTGGGATGCCCGGCAGGGTCACCGCGATGGCGCGAGCGTCGGCGCTGCCCTTGCCCGACAGAGCCAGCGCGAGGATCGCCGTCTGCCGGGAAACGAGGTCGCCGCGGGACGCGATCTCCGCGATGGCGGCGTAACGGGCTTCCTCGGCCTTGGCTTTCGCGATCTCGACGTTCTGTTGGCTGGAGATCGTCAGGCGGTAGCTTTCCAGTTGCAGCGCGTAGTTCGGGTCGAGCGTGGTCTGGCAACCGGCCAGCAACAGAAGAAGGGGGGCGAGTCGCTTCATGTCACACCTCACAGATACCGGGTTGGCGCTGACCCTTCAGCGCAATCAGATCAGCGTAAACGTACAGGATATCGTTCTGTTTGTGCCAGTCGCTCGGGAACTCGTTCCACACGCGGGCCGGCTGGTAGCGCGCGGTGATGCTGGGGACCAGCGACTTCTGCGCTTGCTTCGTGTAGTACCAGAACGAGTTGTCGTTCCAGTACGAGCAGTTGGTCGGATCTTGGAACGCACCCTTGCCGCTGGTCGATGGCGTCGCGGTGAGCAGCCAGCCGCCGGGGGTCAGCACTCTGTAGATCTCGTTCATCACCCCGATGGGGCACCGCGGCGTGTCGTGTTTGCAGCCGTCGCCGCACTGCGCCACCCGCTGCAGGAAGTCGTACGCCCGCACACAGCCAACAGAACTGTCGGCAAACGGCCACTTCGCTCGCAGGTCGAAGCCGGTCTTCTGTGACGCGACGATGTAGCCCTCCGGCGCGTTGAAGCCGCCGACGTCCACCCGCGGCAGATCGCTGCGCCGGCACCACTCTCCCACCAGCATGTGTAGGTAGCGATTCGACACCTGCAACTGCTTCTGTTGGATCTCGGCGTTGCGCTTGATGAACGTGTTGTCGTTCCGCTTCCGGTACAGGTACAGGCACTCCGGGATGTGGTGGAACTTCGCCCCGGACAGGTACGTGCGGCACAACAGATCGTAGTCGTCGCAGACGCCCATCGAGCCATCGTGACCGCCAGCGTTCCAGTACGTAGTGCGTCGCCACGCGCGCACATGGTTCGGGGCGTAGAAGATCGCCCGCATCGAGCCGGCATCGACCGGGAACGCCCGGTTGACCTGATACACCTTCTCCCCGTCGCGCTGGCTGTAGTGTTCCCAGCCATAGTCCTTGCCGTACAACTCGTACGTGCCGTCCCCGTTGAAGTTACAGAAGTCGGAGTAGATGAAATCCGCGGCGTGGACATCGACCGCCGTCTCGATTGCCGCCAGCGCGTTCGGCGTCAACAGATCGTCGTGGTCGAGTTCGATCAGGAACTCGCCGTCGCACTGCTCGCAGGCGAATCGCTTGAGCGCACCGATGCCAAGATGGTCGATCCACTCGGGAGCCTTCACGACGCGCACGCGTGAGTCGTCGAGTTCCCGCGGCAGCTTCGCTCCGTTGTTGAGGATGATGACCCACTCCCAGTTCTTGTGGGTCTGTGCCAACAGAGACTCGTACGTTGCCACCAGAAAATCGGTGTTGTGCGTCGGGGTGAAAACACTTAACAGCATCAAGCCTCCATGAACATGCCACCCAACTTGCGGACAGTGAGGTAGGTGGTCTGCGTCAGATTGTCGGGGACAGTGTTGCCAGTTATGCCGGTGATGGTAATCGTCAGCGGGTACGATCCCGGTGCCAAGCCGGCGGGGATTGTGATCTTACTGCAGGAACTATCGTAGCCGGGCGTTATCACCTGTGACATCGTGCGGGTGCCGTTGGCGAACAGCAGGCCGTCGCGATTCCGCAGCGTCCACGTCCGGGTCGAGGTCGTGGCGTAAGCGGGCGGATTCATGGTGAACTTCACCGCATCGAACTGCTGCGTCCCGGCGATCTTGCCGGGGTTGGTGTTGCCGATGGGGTTGGTGAAGTACCCGGCAGGCGCGTGCGGATCGGTCGGTGGTGTCGTACCGAAGTACAGCGTGACGTTCAACGCCTCAAAGTAGTACAGACCACCGTAGAAGCTGTCGGCCCCGTCGGTGGCGGCGTTGACCCCGATGAACAGATTGTCGTTGTTGTAATCGGTGCTGGTGATGGTGCCGGGGGCGTATCCGTACGCATCGAGCGCAACCCCGTCGCCCGTACCGACACAGGTGCCCAACGCTTGGGTGCCAACGCTGCCAGCACCAAGCCCAGCCCCACCGTACCCCGTACACACCCGCGTCTTGAGCGGCCCGCCGATGTCCGTGATGTACGTGTGCTGTCCGGTGAACCGCACGCCCTGCAGCGCCTGCCCCGGCGCAATCGGGTTGGTCGAGCCGGGAACGGCCCACACTGCGATGGCACTGCCCTGTGCCTGCCCCAGCGGGCACTCGATCCACGTCGCTCCGGCACCGGGTCGCCACGGCACGCCGCCGCCCATGTTGGCGAAGCCGGAGTTGGAGCAAGCGAAGCTGACGATGTCGCTCATGTGGCGAACGGCATCGTGGTGGCGTAGATCGTTCCGCCGCCGTCAGGCGAGAAGCAGGACACGATGGTGGCCGTCGTGCCCCACACCGGGGAGCCGGTCGTCCACTTGGTGTTCGACGGCATGGTGATCGCGCCGCTGCCGTTGACGAGGATGCGGAACACCTGCCCGCTCGCGCAGTAGCACGCGCTGATCGCGCTGCCGGGGTTCACGCCATAGGTCTGCGCGGTGCGGAAATCCAGCCCGCCGCTGTACGCGCCCGCGTTGGCATAGCCGCCCGACACGGCCTTGGTGCTGATGACCGCAAGGCCGGTGTTGAGGTAGGTTCCTATGCTGAACGAGTTGTTTTCGTGCAGCAGCTTGTACGACACCGCGCCGTAGGACCAGCCGCCGACCTTCCACTGGTTGTCGGTGTCGATCCCGAACAGCGCGGCGAAGTTGCTGGGGCGGTGAAACGCCATGTAGGCGGCATCCGCAGAGGACGCCGACTGCACCATCAAAACCCCGCCCGCAGGGCCAGCAACAATCGCCCCCTGCGAACCGATCACCGTCAGCGAGCCGCCACCATCGACGATGTTGGCCGAGGTTCTGTACAGGTAGTTGGCGAGGTTCGGCACCGTACCCGCTGGACCCTGCGGACCAGCCGGACCCTGTGGGCCTTGCCCGCCGGACGGACCTTGCGCGCCGACCCCAGCCGGACCCTGCGGACCTTGCGAGCCGGGAGCGCCCTGCGCGCCAGCAGCGCCCTGCGCGCCGGGCGTGCCAGAAGCGCCTTGCGGACCCTGCGGTCCAATCGCACCCTGCGGACCACCGGCTGCGCCCGGCGGTCCCTGCGGTCCTTGCGAGCCGACCGGCGCACCGCCCTGCCATGAGTTGTCGGTGGCGTTCCACGTCCACAGAGACGTGCCGAACAGAACCTGCTGGCCGTCGTACGGGTTGTCGGGGAAGTTCACTTGCGTGCCGCCAGTTGCGCTTCCAGCGCGTTGACCTTTGCACTCAACTCTTGCACCGCCTTGACCAGCGGGGCGATGAACTCGGAGTAGTTCATGCCCATCGGATCAGTCTCCTTTTCTTGCACCACCACGCCAGTGTCGGCGTAGCCGACCGTCAACAGAACGCTCTTCACCTCCTGTGCAAGCATCCCGAAGTGTGGCTTGACGCCGGGGACCGGCGTGACCCGGTCCTTGTAGACGGTCCGGGTGTGGGCTTCTGTAACCACGCCGTCAATCGACGTTGTTTCGGGAACCTCTTCCTCGTAATCGGGAACTCGATCAACGACGTTATGTTCTGTGATCCACTTGTACGTCACCGGGCGCAGCGAGTTGATGAAGTCGAGGCCCAGCGGGATGTCAGCGATGTCCTTCTTCAGGGTCGCGTCGGAAGTGTTGATGGTGCCCTGCGCGGCACAGACGACGGTCCAGCGATTGGCCGCGCCGCCGCAGGCAATCGAGTTGTCCGAGGCGGGCATGAAGGCGATGTCGGCGGTGACCGTCATCGGCACCCACGCGCTGCCCGCGTCGTTCAAGACCCCCATGTTGGCACGCCCAGCCTGCTGGGTGACGCACCAGTTCTGGTTGGTCGCAACCTTGACGCCGAAGATGATGCTGCTGAACGTCCCGGCGACGCTGTTGACCATCAGGCCGCTGCTGGTGCAGGCCGTGCCGCCTTGGATGATCTGCTTGGAGCCGTCGAAGTAGTGGTACACCGCCCCGGCGTTCTGGCCGAGGTACAGCACCCCGGTCACGCCGTTGCGATGGGCGGTGATGTCTTGGCTGGTGATCGTCTGCGCGACGCTGATCGTGCCGTTGAAGGTCGCGTTCGTTCCGCACGTAAACGTGGCTGCGCCGAGGATGTACCGGACCACCCCGCCGCAGGTCACGCCGATCTGGTCAGCACCATAGCTGTAGAAGCCGGTGTTGTTGTCAGCCAGCCAAGTGAAGCCGGGCGCTGCAGCGGAATCTTCGGCGGGACCGGGCGGCGTCGCGGGACGAATCTGGAAGCGGTTGCCGGTGTAGCCCTGCGCGTTGTCGATGCCGGCACCCATGACGTACAGGATGCCCAGCCGCAGATTGCCGAAGCTGTTAAGCACGGCAGTGTTGATCTGCAGCGTGTTCGCGCTGTCGCGATTGATTGCTACATCACCAGCGGTGTTGGCTGCGCCACTCGTCGCCCACGCAATCCCCGCCATCGAGGACAACGAGAAGTAACTCTGCGACCAGCGGAAGGCGAAGTTGTAGCTTGGCACCGACAGGCCAACGCCCGCCCCCGCCTTCAGGAATCCCACCGTCGGATCGGACGAGAACGCGTACGACGGCGCAGCGGCGGTGCCGTCTTGGGCGTACACAGAGCGCAGTCGCACGTCGCGGTAATCGGCCAACGTGCCGCTGTTGATCTGTACGATGCCGGCGGATTCACGCTGGATGCCAGTGTCAACCGCAGTGAACGCTGGATCTATCGACCAGCCGATCCTCGCGGCAGTTGCCAGCAAGTGACCCGCTGGACCGACCTGCGTAACGTCCGCGCCGCCAATCGCCGTCCGGATTACAGAAGCCGCCGGGTGGTAGAAACCAGTGTTGACATCCCCGGCGAAGGTGTACGACGGCGCAGCGACAGTGCCGACGCCAGCCTGCACCGTGGTCGTGGCGATCACGCCGCCGATGGTCGCTACAGAGGACGCCTTGTTGAAGACGAAGCCGGGGAAGCCAGCGAACGAGCCGGCGTCGTTGATCTGTACCTGCGTGTTCGCGCCGCCGGGCGTGCCGCCAGAACCGGCTGGGCCTTGCGGACCGGCTGGGCCTTGCGGTCCCGCGCCGGGCGGGCCTTGCGCGCCGGCAGGACCGGGCGCGCCGATGAACTCGACCCACTGCTTCGACGTGCCGTCGTCGTAACAGATGAAGGTGCGACCGGTGTCGGTGTCCCACCACGCGCTGCCGGGCGGCGTGATGTTGAGCGCCGGAGCCGTCGCGGACATGAAGAACAGCGACGCACCCTGCGGACCGGTCGCGCCCGACGCGCCCTGCGGGCCTACAGCACCCTGCGGGCCTTGAACGCCCGGTGACCCCTGCGCGCCCGCGCCGACCGCGCCCTGTGGCCCCGCAGCGCCCTGCGGACCAGCGTTGCCTTGCGGTCCCTCTGGTCCCTGTGGTCCGAGATCGCCCTGCGGTCCCTGCGGACCAGCCACAGCCGGTCCCTGCGGGCCTTGTGGTCCCTGCGCGCCGACGCCGCCTTGCGGGCCGGGAGCGCCGGGAGCGCCGGGTGAACCGATGCCGTCCGCACCCTGCGCGCCGATGTCCCCTTGCGGGCCTTGCGCGCCGACCGGGCCTTGTGGCCCGACTGCGCCTTGCGGGCCTTGCGGCCCCGGCGGCAGGGGCAGCGCGCCACCCAGCCGCAGCGTGCCGTTGTCGTTCCAGACCTTCTCCGCGTTGGGAGCAGGATCGACCGTCGGCAGGCCACGCAGGGTGATGTCGAGCGACGCCGCGTGCGCCCAGACCTGCGCCATCACGCTGCTGCCGGGGTTGTTCACCTGCATCAGCGCGGAGCCGTTCTCGGCCTCCAGCGTGGCTTCACCGCCGCCGTTGGTGACGTACGCCGCCGCCGACCCGCCGCTGTCGGCGTAGACCTCCGCGCTGCTGGTCGGGCTGGCCTTGGCGCGGAACGCCGTGCCGCCGCCCGGCGTGGCCTCTGTGACGACCGCGTAGCCGGCGTCGTAGGTCAACTCGGGCGTGGTGAACTTCAGCCCCGTCGCGTCTGGCTTGACCAGCACGAAGCCCTTGCCCTGACCCGCGTAGCTGTCGGGCGTGTCGGTCAACTCAAGGAAGGTCGCAACGCCACCGCCGCCAGTGCCGCCGCCCGGTGGGCCTTGCGGCCCCTGCGCGCCGGGCGCGCCTTGTGGCCCAGCCGGACCTTGCGCGCCGCCACCGGGACCAGCCGGGCCTTGTGGACCCGGCGGACCCTGCATGTAGACCGTGATCGGCCACATGTCCATGCCGGGAGCGGTGTCACCGACCTGCCAGACGATGTCAACGTAGCGATTGACCTGACTCGGTCCGCTGGCCGGGTAGCCCGGCAACAGACCGCCGTCCTGCCACACGCCGCCGAGGAAGATGGCACGAGCCGGGTTGGTTACAGACAGATCGGTGGCGGAGTTGTGCGACCGCTCCAGCCAGACGGTGGCGGTGAAGGTCGCGCCGGCAGCGACCGGGAACGATGACGGCCCGAAGCGCACCTCGACCCAGCCGCTCTGTCCGTTCGTTTCCACCGACGGCTGCGACGTCATCCACAGATTGTGGGCAGCGTCGTACAACTCGACGGTGTGGGAGATCGCGCCCGCCGGAAGCTGGTAGTTGCGCCAGAAGCGCGCCCCGGTGATGCGCCCAGCGACCAGCGTCTGGTAGACGTTGCCGACCTTGGACGCGACCGCGCTGACGGCTTCGGGGGCCGGGTTGCCGTTCAGGAAGTACTCGTTGACCAGCCCGTCCGAGTTCTTCGGGCCGTACATGATCCCGCTGTCGAGATCGATGTAGTAGTCGCCGTCCTCACCGATGCCTGACGTCGGGATCCCGTTGGCGCTGTGGATCACCGTGCCACCGGAACTCCCGTCCAACAGAATCGGCCAATCGCCCGCGGCGTCCTTCGGGCCGTACATGATGTTCGAATCGGCGTCGATGTAGTAATCACCGACGTTGCCGGTCGCGCTGGTCGGAACCCCGTTGCCAGTGATGATCGTCGAGCCGCCGCCATCAGCGCCTTGCGGGCCTTGTGGCCCCGCCACAAACGGACCCTGCGGCCCCTCCGGTCCTTGCGCGCCAGTGATGCCTTGCGGCCCCATCAAGCCTTGCGGGCCAACCGGACCCTGCGGTCCCATGTAGCCCTGCGGCCCGAGATCGCCCTGCGGACCGGGGATCCCCTGCGGACCTTGTGGACCGAGATCGCCCTGCGGTCCGATGTCGCCTTGCGGTCCCGGCGGGCCTCTGTCGCCGGCAGGGCCGCGCACCGCCTCGATGATGAGGATCGTCGGGGGTGCTGCTGGAGCGGCTACGGAAAGGAGCGGCGGTGCCGGCGCGTCCGTGATCAGGACGACGTTCGGCGGCGCAGCCGGAGCCTCGATGACGACTACGCCACCGGGTTCCTCGATGAGGACGACGTCGGTCATGGAGCGGGTGCGACTTCGTCCGCAGTGACCGCTTGATCGACTTTCACCTCGCCTTCAATCAGCCGGTCTTCGCTCTTGTCCGGTCTGTAGCACTTCAGATCCCAGAAGCCATCCTTGGCCGCGGCGTCCATCGACTCGTCCGGCACGATGATGGTGACGAAACCCTGCGCGTCACCGACGATCCCACCGTTGGTATCCTCGCTGGTCACCGTGAACACGACCTCGCTGTTCACGCTCTTCGTCTTCCGCATCTGGCAGCGAAACTTGCACCCGGTGAAATCGCGCGGGATGTCGATCTGCTGGTTGCCGTTGCCGTCGAGAATCGGCACGCCGGCAGAATCGACCAACAGAGTACCGAACTGGAACCGGGGGAAGTAGTACGTAGCCCCCTGCTCGACAGCGATGTCGTACTTGGCTGCTGGCATCAGAGTCTCCGCATCCGCACAGAAAGATTGGCGCGCGTGTAGCCCTTGTAGCCGCGGGTCAGCGCGCGGTTGATCCCCGAGTTGAACGCGCCTTGGTTGATCGCGCCCATCTGCGGGGCGCTGAACGGCTTGCCGGGGATGATCATCAGCGATGCCTTCGCGCCGGACGCGATGACGTCGGCCCAGTCTTCGAACAGCACATCGTCTACAGAGGTCGCGAGTCGTGACGGCTTGAGCGCCACGCGCAGGGTGAGCGCCTTGGGGCCGTCGCTCTGTGGAGCGCGCCACACGGTGATCGTGCGCGGATCCTTCTGGATGTAGTGGGTGGGTGACGAACCGCTGCTCGCGACCGCCGGGTTGTACGGACTGACGTCATCCATGTCGTCCGGCGCGCACGGCTCCAGCTTGCGGCCCATGTACCACGCCTTCATCACTTTGCAGATGATCATCCCGGTCGGCGGCTCCAGATCGTAGTCGGTCCTGCCGGCCACGATGTTCACTGGGTCGTGCGTCGTCTGTAGCACCATCGACCGCTCACAGAACTCGATGGCCGACGAGATGATGGCCGACAGAGCGACCTCGTCGCTGCAGCCGGGCACGTCGGTGAGGACGTAGGGCAGGAACTCGTCGAGTGATTTCACACGCCCTCCATCTGGATCGCCATCGGATTCGGCAGCGATCCCTTGCTGTTGAGGTCGGGCGAGAACGCGACGTCCTTCTTGGTCTTCACGCCCAGCATGTTCATCATCGTCGTCAGGTAGCCCGATGCGAGCGCGGCGTTCTGGGCGTTCTGTGCGTCCTTGCTGTAGCAACGGAACAGCACATAGTTTGTCAGCGAGTCGATGTAGATGTCCTCCAGCGGCAACTCGTCTGTAAGCGCGACGACGTCCGCGGGGACTATCGAGTACATGATCTCCAGCACGGCCTTGGCCGGCTTCTTACTCGGGTCCGGCTTCATCGCCGGAGGCGACACGTAGAACGTCTTCGGGTCGCGGTCGTCGTAGGCGTAGTTGCGGATCACCGCGTTGCCGGTGGCGGTGTGCCAGTTGGGATTGCCGGTGTCGAGAACCTCGCGATCAACGAGGCGCACCGCGCGCCCGCCGACGTTGCGGACGACGTCCAACAGACGCAAGCCGGTGGCGGGGATCTTCTGCTTGGTGCCTTCGACGAGATCGAGGCTCTCGTTCCTCATGCAGGCATCTGGGCGCACCAGCACGACGGTGCGCTGCCCGTCGGTGAGCCAGATCAGCAGTTCCTCGTCAGGCCAACGAGTGCCGTCAGCGTCCTGCAGGACGTTACGGACCCGCGTCACTACATCGCTTGCCAGCATGATCAGCCCCTGTGGTCGTGGTGGTGCCCGCGAGGCCGAAGCCCCGCGGTCATCCCATACTACAGAGCCAGATCAGCCCTGTGCTACGTAGACGACGCCCATCGCTTCGGGCTTCGTATCCTTGTAGCCGAACACGTTGAGGCCGCGCACGATGTTGCCGAACGTGGTCTGTGCGCGCAGCGTTTCGACGTTGGTGATCTGCGACGCGAAGGAGATCGCGTCCCGACAACCGAACAGGCACTCGCACGGCGCAACCTTCACGCCATCCGTGATGACTTCGTAGTTGTTGGTCAGGTACACCGTGAAGCGGTCGATGTTGCCGATCTTGCCGGTCCGCAGCGGCGACTTGTCGTCACCCGTGAGGTACGCCAGCTTCAGGTCGGACGACTTCAGGATGAAGCCCATCCACGCCGGCAGCACGATCCAACGACCCGTTTCCGGGGCGTTCTGCTCGTCCAGCACCAGCCCTGCGCGCAGGATGATATCGACCGGGTTGCAGGTCGCGCCCGCGAGCGAGCCGGCAGGCGTTGCGTTCGCCGGAATCAGCGGCGCGCCGGTCTTGCCGAGGTTGATCTTGCCCGACACGACACCCGCAACGTCGCCCTTGTTGCCGGTGACGACCACGGTTGACCAGCGCCCCGTCGGCGTTCCCGGCGGGTGGTTCAGCACGACGCTGTCGATCTTGATCTTCATCTGCTCGGCGGCGTCGTTCGTGAACGTGTCCATCAGCTTCAGGTCGGACTGGACCGCGTTGACGTCGTCGAGGATGACGCTGAAATACTTGCCCTTGTCGATCAGCAGTTCCAGCGCGCTCGCCAGCGGAATCTGGTTGGTCAGATTCATATTGCGCTGGTAATCGGACACCGTGATGTCGGGAATCGTGCGGATCACGACCTTGTCGCCGTGGCCCTTGATTTCACCTTCCCAGTCGTTGTTGGTGATCTCCGACAGAACGGTGGACTTGTAGAACTTGACCTGCAGCTTGCCGCTCCAGACTTCGGGGATGAAGCGACCACCAGTGGACGAATAGTCGCCCGTGCCCTTGGGGCCATCGCCTTGCAGGGTGGGAGGATCAGCGTTAGGGAAGACAGCAACCATGATGACACCTTCGGGGGATGACGTTCCCTCGCAGGTCGGGCGTCCGCCTAGCGGATGCGCCCTTCTCTTGAGGCGGCGTCGAGTTCAGCTTCTATGACGATTGCTTGCGCGTCGGTGAGCCGACCGGAACGCCAGTCGTCGTAGAACTTCTTGACCTGCGCGCGGGAGTAGACCTGCTTCCCGTTCGGGATCACGGTTCTCGACGAAGAGTCCGGCACCACCTGCGATTCCAACGCGTTGCGCGAATCAGTCGCTCTGTTCTGATTGGCCTGCTTCCACGTCTGGAAAAACCGCGCCACCCTTGGTGCGTCGCGAGCGTCCTTCGCTCGATCCAACAGCGACTGCCGGGGCAAACCGGTGAAGTCGTCCACTCCGTCCAACCACGAAAGAAAATCAGGATTGACGTTGATCTGTGCCCAGTCCGGACAGAGACTGGAAACGAGATCGATGAAGTTTTGCCACTGGATTTCTCCAGCGGACTTCTTCAGATCGGTGAGTTCTGTGCGGGTGGCGTCGAGTTCGCGCTGCATCGGTCCTTGGGCTTGCGCCACAACTTCCTTCGCTGCACGACGCGCCATATCCACCAGCGGCTCTCCGAACTCCTGAATCTCTTCGGGGCGGATCAGTGGTTCCATCGGAATCTTGCTCTGTTGCTCCGCGATCTGCTTGGTGAGCGCGCCGACCTGTTCTGTCAACGTACTCACCGATTCCTTGAGGGTGCGATTATCCGCAGCCATCCGGGGGACTTCCGCGTTGTACTTGCCGGCGAGTGTCTTGTAGCGTGCCTCCCACGAATCCTGCGCTGGCGCTGGCGGCTCTGCCGGCGGTGGTGCTGCCGGTGCGGCTGGCGCGGGTGCTGGACTCGGTTCTGCAGCTACCGGCGCTTGCGCGCCGTTCGGTTCGCCCTGCTTTCCGTACGCTTGCTCGTACATCTGATCGGCAAGTTGTCCGGCCCGTTCGACTGCTTGGGGAAGTGCCATATCGTCTGCAAGCCTTAGAAACGTCTCCGCGAGCGCAGTGCGTCTTCGCCTCGACTACCCGAAGGTGTTTGCGTCCGCCGGGAACCCGCCCGGCACGGTCACTCTGTTCGTTTGCGATGGAGAACTCCCATCGCCTTGTCGCCAACTTCCAGAAGTGCGTCGAGCGTCTGGATGGAACCCTGCAGCCAACGCGTGGACACTTCGTCCTTCGTCAGCGTCAGTGCCTTCACGTCCGCGTCACGACTCTGTAGAACCCACTCCTTGATCGTTTGCCAGTTCGGATCTGCCTGCAGCGCCGCCAGTGCTGACAAAACTTTGTCGCTGGCGCGCTCCACTATTTGCCGAACCGGCTCGGCCCAGACTGCTTGCCGTACGACATGATCTTGCTCGGGTCCGTGATCTTCACGCCGCCGCGACCGCGCAACTCGCCGTCGTCGCTCTTGCTGGCTTCTGCCGGCGCAGCCTTCTTCGGCGGCGTAGCGTCATCAGCCTTCGGCCCGAACCGGCTCGGTCCCGATTGCTTGCCGGCGGTCATAATCTTCGCGGGATCGTCGATCTCGACCCCGCCGCGACCGCGCTTCTTCTTCGGCTCGTCGGAACTGCTGGAACTGGTGGACTTGGTCGGAGCCTCGCTCTTGGTCGATGCCTCGCCAGTGACGGCGGCGGTGCGCGCTTCCGCGGCGGCTTTCGGATCCTTCGACCCGATGATCGACTCGCCAGCCCGGTTGATCGCAGCGACCACCGTGTTCTTGCGCGCGGAGGCGTACGCAGCCTTGGCCCCCTCGATGAAGCCGGCCTTGGCCGGCGGCGTGGCGGTGTCGGCCCCGACGTCCACGCTCGATCCGCCCTTGGCGTCCATGTCGCTCATCGGCGCGCTGCTCGCCGCGGTATTCGACGCCATGCTCTGTTCGGAATCGCCGGGGCTGGTGTACGAACTGGAATCCGGCTGCTCTGCTGCCGGCGTGTCGTCGCGCGGCGCGTCCCCGAACATCACGCTGTCGCCGTCGGCGTACCGGCGCACCGGGCCACCGTTGCGGAAACAGGCGGCGGAGTGTTCCTTGATGTTCCCGCCGAGATCGTGCTTGCCGCCCTTGGCGGCGTCTCTGTAGCTGCCGGCACTCATGCCTTACCCCCGTTCTTCAGGTGGATCACGTTGCCCTTGGCGTTGCCGGCACCCTTCGGCAGGTTGCGCGCGGATGCCTTGGGCGACGTCGCCTTGTTCTGTGCGCCCTTGACGTTGCCGCCATCCACGAACGGCTTGCCCTTCGGCTTGGCCCCCTTCGTGTCCTTCCCATCGCCCTTGGCCTTCTGGAGCCACGGCGGGAGTGGCTTGGTAGCTTTCATGGTGCTGCTCCTTGGGGGCTAACCCCTTGTGGCGGTTGAGGATTCGCACCCTCTGTTGGTGGCGCGAGCATAGGCTGCTGCTGGGGCTGCGGCAAGCCCCCTTGCCCTCCGGGTGCCGGCGGCGCGCCGGGTTGTCCCGGCGGTTGTCCGGTTGGCTGACCACCGGCCATCATCGGCTGCGGCTTCGGCTCGGGGACCAGCTTGTCGGTGTCCATCTGCAGCGACCGCGCGATCTCCTTCAGGAGGTAGCGCCGGCCATCGACGCCCATGATCTGTAGATCGATGGGATTCGCCGTCTGGGCGAGGAACTCGCGCTTGTTCTGGGCCTGCTGCTCGCGGCTGATGAGGCCCATCGCGCCACGGGTGTTGACACGGAAGTCACCCTTCAGGAAGGTGTCCGGGTCGTAGATCATGTTGTGGATGTACAGACGGCTGACCACCCCGTCGATAGCGAAGTCGATGTTGGCAATCGCCTGCTTGATGCCCTTCGACGCGTTGTCCATCAGCATCGACAGACCAGAGGCGGTGCGCCCCGCGCCGGAGACGTTGGCGCTGCCGTACACGTAGTTCGGGATGCCGGTGATCTCGTCGGCCTGCTTGCTGAACTGCATGTAGATGCCCATGAGTTCAGAGGCGTTGGACGACGGTTGGAAGAAGTTCACACCGCGCTGCCCACCGCCGGTCCGGTCCGACGTCACCTGCCAGATCTTCCACGGGAAGATCGAGGTGATGTCCTCGCCCTCGGGCAAACGGTCCACGATCACTTCGACCTGCGGCCCGCTGGCAATCGCCATGTTGTTCGCCAGCGCGCGTGCCGCGGCGTTACAGACGGTCTGGATGTCGTACATCAACTCGGGCAGGGCTGCGCCCCAGAACGCGCCGGGGATCTTCTGCCACGATGCCACGTTGTACGGGCGCTGGCCCAGCGGATGCGGGTTGATCACCGCCTTGATGACGTACGGGCCGATCCACCACGCGTTGATCTCGTACGGGCGCTGCGCTTCCAGCTTGCCGGTGTAGCCCCACTCCTTCAGCATGCTGCCGGGCACCGTGCCCCAGAACTCCAGCACGTCGATTTCCTCGCTCTGCCACGTCAGGTTCTTGCCTTCCATCAGATCGCGGTCGGAGTCCCCCATCAGCCAGTTCTTGTAGCCGCTGGAGTAGGTGTCGAGCGCCGCGGTCAACTCCTTGGTGTTGTAGCCCGGCGCTCCGATCATGTTGTACAGAGCCGGTGACAACAGACGGTGACGCTCGATCAGGTAGCCATCCTGCGGCCCGGTGGAGCCGGGACTCGGGTAGATGTCGTACGGCGACACTCTGGAGAACGACTGCACCAGATCGTTGACCTGCACCGGCTGGTAGTTCGGCCCCCATGTCATGCGCGCCTTGCGCTTGATCACCGGCCCCTTGACGATGGCGGTGGGGTAGGTCACGAAGTCGTTGACGAAGTCGATGAAGGCTTCCTCGTAGCCGCCCTCATGCAACTGGTCGCGCATCTTCGACTCCATGCGCGTCGCCGCCTTGTCAGCGCCCTGCCGCAGCATGAACAGAGCGCGGTCGTGGATGTCGTTGAGCCGGGTGGCGACGTCGCCGGGCGTGATCTGGTCGCCCATCTGGACCGCGGCGATGGCTTCCATCCGCACTTGGTCGATGATCTGTTGCTTCAGTTCGGGCGGCAGTTCCGGGTTCTGTGAGGGATCGAGATCGAACACGTCGGTGCCGGCAGAGGCGAGGACGTCCTTGATCCACGACTCCGCGGCACGGCACTTCACGTCGGTCAGCATCATGTAGATGTTGGAGCCGCCGGTCTTGGCGATGTCCATCGCCTTGTCGGGGTCGTACACGCCGCGGCGGGCGCGCTCGCACTTCAACAGACGCTCCTGCAGCGCGACGTTCTTCTCGTTCTTGGCCCGCTCCCAGCAGCGGTTCAGGTGCGCCGACAGATTGCTCTGTAGCAGGGGGCTGTTGCCGATGCCCTGCGACTTCGCGCTGACCGTGACTTCGTTCTCGGGGCTGGCACGGTCGAGGTAGAGGACTTCAGCCGACTTGGTAGGCGTGTTGTTGTTCATGTCCAGCCGCTCGCTTCCTTGAGTCTCACCGGGCGCGCCCGCACCGGATTCATCGCGGCGCGGATCCTCATGCACAGATACTGGAGGCCGTCATGCGGGTGCGAGAACTGATCCTTCAGCGGACGGTCCTTGTAACGCTCTCCGGCGGCGCGGATGCGCTCGTATCGGTACTTGCCGTTGAAACCCTTGCGTAGCTGCGTGCAGGACGGGTCGAGCAGGAAACCGGGCTGGCCCTCGTTCAACTGGGTCAGGAAGTACGCCACCGCCTCGCGGCGCTGGATGAAATCGTTGCTGGACGCGATCTCGGTGTAGATGCCGGCCTCCAGCAGTTCCTGCACGCAGGTCTTCTCGTCGATCTGCGAGCGGGTGTTGCCGGCGGGATCGCAGGCCGATTCGATCTTGGTGAGCGGGAACTCGTTGATCAGCGCCGGCTTGACGATGCTGCGGGCGAACTGGCGGATGCCCATGTCGTCCGCGACGTACTCGCGCAGGATCTGTAGCTGGCCCCGCGGCGTGATCTGGCCGACGATGCAGGCCGGCGTGAGGCCGAAGTCCCAGCCGGCGAACAGACGCGCGCCTTGGATCGGGCGCAGCGGATTCTTGGCGACGTGTACAGAGTCGTCGAACTCCGGATACACCGGCTTGCCGTCGGCGGTGGTGCCGTACTTGCCCAACAGAAAGACGTTGATCCAATCCTGATTCTTGCCCGGTATCTGGTTGAACCAGTACTGATAACCGTTGCTGATGTTGTGGACGTTCTCGGCGTTCGGGTTCGGCGTGTAGTCGTCAACGTCCTGCGTGCTGTCAAGGCGCAACAGTTGTTGACGGTCCTTCGGCGTGTAGATCAGCGCGCCGGGTTGGCGGAAGAACTTCCAGTCCGGCGGCGTTTCCTCTTCTGCGAACTTGTAGTACCAGTGGTCGTCGTCCGGCGGATTGGTGTCGAGAATCACGCCCGTGTCCACCGGCCCACCCCACGACTTCGGCGGGAAGCGGCCCACGCGTTGCGTGAGCATGTCGAACACTTCCTTGGGCACTTCGCTGCACTCGTTGATCCACGCCCCGGTGAGTTCAAGGCTTCGCAGCTTGCCGGTGTCGTCGGGACTGTCGAGGGCGATGAACATCACTTCCAGTTCCAGCGCGGTGCCGTCACCGATGTCGGGCACGCGCATGGTGGAAGTGATCGGGGAATCCCACTTGATCGGCGCGATGGTGTCGGGGAACCACATCTGCCACGTTTTGATGGTGGTGGACTTCAGTTCCGGGAACGTGTTGCGGATCACCGCCCAGCGCGCGTGGCGCACGTTGCGGTACGGCCTCTGGCGCAGCGAGTGGTAGACGATCTCGATGCAGCAGCTTGAACTCTTGCCGCTGCCCACCGGCCCCATCAGGCCGCGGACAAAACCGGTGGCCTGATGGAATCGTTGCGCCTCCGGTCCGGGTGGACTGTAGGTGACCGTCTCCGGCTTCGACGACGCAACGAGTTCCAGCAGATTCACGGCGCGAAGATGAAGGTCACGTCGCAACCACCGCTGTTCACCACCGCGATCCCATCCGGGAATAGGACCGGCAGCACGTAGGTCTTGCCGGCCTCGACCGCGAACGGCCCCACCACGATCTTGCTGCCGTCGTGGTTGGTGAGCATCAGCCCGCCGCCGGACGGGAACTCCGGCATGGCGAGTTCCCTGACCTTCGGGCGCTCCTGCGGGGGCGGATTGCCGAGATCGGTGTCGGGCCGGCTGACGTCCTTGGCCTTCTTGCTGCCCTTCTTGGCGTTGGCGTGGACCCGCTTGCCACCGATGCTGCCGGCCTCGCCCTCGCGCGCTGCGGCGGTGAAGGTGAAGCCGGGTGCTGGCTGCGTGTTGCTCTGCCGACCGTCGGCAGTGTGGACGATCACCGGCATGGGTATGTCGGGCGGACTGCCGCCCTGCAGCGCGGCAACGATGATCTCCGCATCGTTCCACGCGATCACCGGACACTCTTCGTCACCGATGGTGACGCTGGCTCCTTCCTCGGGACCAAAACCACCCCCGCCAGTGCGGACGATGGTGACTTCCGCGCCGTCAACACCCGTTGTCGGTGAAATCCCGCCGACCACCGGGTCTTCCAGCACCACCGCTTCGAAGCTGAACATCCCGGCCTGCACGCTGGTGCCGTCGTCGCGCACCAGCCACACGCCCAGCGGTTCGCCCGGCGCGTAGCCGCCCTGATTGGCGATGCAGGTCATCTGCGTGTCGCTCCACGACTGGATGGTGCCCGGCTGCGAGCCGAAGCCAATCGCGCAGTTCGGCCCCTGTGGGCCAAAGTTCAGACCGGTGATGGTTACCAGCGTGCCGTCGGGACCGGTCTGTGGCGTCATGCTGGTGATGGTCTGCGGCGGCAGCACCACCGGGGGAGGCGTTTCGTCTTCCGGATCGACGGGGAGTCCCGTGAGGCCGACCGACGAACAGAAGATCGCCATCAGCTTGCAGGAAGCTGCGTACACCGCCACCGGATCTGCACTGGTGGTCTCCACAACAACGCGCTTGGCGGTGCCGAAATCCATGATCACTCCTTGGGCTTCGTGCCCATGTTGAAGTTGAAAACCACCGGGGAGGCGTCCAGTTCGGCTTTCACGCCGACCAGATCGGGGAGGGTCTTGCGGAGCAGCGACTGGGCCGCGGCCAACTGCGTGGGGGTCATCTTGGTCCGCCCCATCGCGTGCTTCTGCAGGCGGTCAATCAGGCCGGTCGTCTCGATCCGCAGCCGGCAGGTTTCAGCCCGGCGGCGTTGCGCCTCCGGACTCAAGTCTCTGTTGTTGCGGGTCGTTGGGCCTCCCTCGCCGGGAGGGAGCACTTTGCGCGTCATGGCGGGATCTCCCGCCGCGGAGCATAGGAGGTAACCCCATGTTCTGCAATCACTCTGTGGGAGCGGGTGAATCCGCCGCGGGATTCACACAGAGGCTGGTGCTGGGGAGGGGTTCTGGAGATGCTCCGGTTCTGTACCACAGACCGGATACTCTCGGTAGGCTTCAGGCGTGAAGCCTACCGAGACTCCCGGATTCTGTCAACAGAAGCCAGTTGCGCGGGTGGGCAGTGAAATAACCGCAAATAACCGTGGGGGGTGGCTCATCCGGTGAGCTACCCCAGCAGCCGATCCACCAGACGACCCAGATCCACCCCGTCGGCAAGAAGGTGGCGGATCGACACCAGCAGGCTACGCGGCACCGCGATCTCGTCCTCCCGCACCAACTCGACGTCGCCCGTGAGCGGGGGCAGCGAGGCAAGATCCAACTCGGCTTCCTCCCGCCCGCCGATGGGGTTGCTCTGTTGTAGATAGCAGCGGATGTACTTGGCGGCGAGTTCTGCCGGCGATTTCACAGCGCCCCCGGCAGGTGGTCCGGGTCCGGCTTCAGCCCGGTCATCCGCTTCATGCCGTGTTCCAGCAGCCAGACGCAGGACGCGCGCCGCGGCTCGTCGGGGAGAGCCATGCACTCGACGCGGGCCTTGTGCAGGCTCGCCAGCAGGGTTTCCTCGCTCGGGTGGTCCCCGACCATCCGTCTGGCCCACTTCAGGTCGAGGTTGAGCAGCGCGGTGTTGCGCTCGGCCAGCAGGTCGCCCAGCGCCTCCGGCTGGGGCTTCACCGTTCCCCCCTCGCCTTCAGCCCCTCGATCACCTGTGTCAGCCGGTCCACCAGCATCCGGTCCTTGACGCTCCACTCCGGCTCCATCAGCCCCGGCGACTCCAGCCCACCCTCGATGGTCGCCTTGGCCTCTTCCAACAGACTGATCAGGTCCGGCTCCTGCTCCTTCTTCTTGCTCATGCTGCCTCCTGTGGCGCGCGGCGGCGCGCGAGTTCCTGCAGTCCCGTGATGACGACGTCGATCTCCCGAATCAGCCGCCGGTCCGCGATGCTCCACGCCGGCTCCAGCAACCCCGGCTGGGCCAAGGTAGCGTGGATATTGTCGCGGATCTGCACCAGCACCGCCTGAAGCTGCTGATCGGTCAGGCAGACAACTTCAGCTTCGCCTTCTCCCTTCTCCGCTTGGCCTGCTTGGCCTTGCGGTCCAGCTTCCGCTTCTTCTCCCGATTCCGGTCCCGCCATAGCTTCTGCCTTTCCGCGCCCGTGAGCGCCGGCCTTTTGCCGTTCTGGGGTTGAGACTCTAAGCCCCCGGCTCCCTTGCGCTCTGGGTCCACCGGGGGTGCTGTGTTGAAGCGATGCGGCTCACGCGTGCCGTGGATGTGGCGGCAGAGGGGGCAGATTGGGGTCATAACCCGTGTTTTTCCGTTACCGACACTCCACTTTACCCCCTCCGGCGTGCGTGTGGGGTGGATACGTTGAGGCTCAAGCCCCCACCGGGGGGCACCCGATGGCGTATCGACGGGTGGCCGACCGTCTGTTGACGATCCCCGCGGGCGAGCCGCCCCGATTCAGGCCGCTTCGACCGGCAGCGCCCCATCCAAACAGAGCAGCAGCACCGCGGCAAGTGCCTGATCTGTAAGGGATCAGCGTGCGAGGGACGAGGGGCCGACGCGCTCTGGCTCTGTGGCGCGACGACGGCGATCTGTCAACGTGGAGCGAGGCGGCGGCGGCGCGTGGCTTCGACCCGTTCCCCCCGCTCTGTCGAGGGTGATCTGTTGCAGATCAAGGAGTTATGGATCGACGGGCAGGCTGGCGAGGCGTCGAGGCGGCTGCGCCGGCCACGTCGGCGTGGCACGTAGCGACAGACCGACGTCGTGGCACCCTGCCTATATGAAGGAAGGGCATCGCAACCCTGTCTTACAGGACGATCACATACCGTCCTGTTGGCACAAGGCGTTCTGTGCGCGGCTGGGGCGTAGCTGGTCTGTTTTGACAGAACAGAGACGCGCCGCTAAGGTTCGTTCTGTCGGTTGCTGTTACCGACGCCGGTTCGCCAGCCCCCGTCACAGAAGAGGGGGCGACATGATGGCGACAAGCAGTGCGTGCATCCCGCGCTGCCGGCAGGGGACTCCGCGGGCCTAGCGATCCGCGGTCACCACCCAAGGGACGATGCTGTCCCACATGCGGCCTGCGCGTCAGGCTGTATGTGAGACGGCATCACGCCGTCCCCTGCCATGCG